GCACCAACATACCGTTTGTCAACACCATAGTTGACCAAATAATCTCACGATATAAGGTAGCAAGTCTTGCACGCGAAGCTTCATCTTGCAAACACAACTGTCGCATCTCCAAAATTGTGGTGAGCAGCAATTCATTCATCGAGCTGTCCCATTCCTTGGCATCCAAACAAAGACCCTTGGTGAACTTTCCACCTCGCGATATCCTGTTGGCCAAATCGTGCCAGCCACGATAGAATTTGCACATACCCACCGCAGAGAACCATCCCCGCTGGCACTTGCGCCCTTGGTTATAGAACTTCGCGTTCATATCCCCACATAGGCGCACAAGTGCATGCGTGTGTTCAGTTGGTGATGCACAAAAAGTGCGTTGCCCAAGCGCGAGTATTTTCTCGAATGGTCGATTTTCTTCCTTAACGGAATCGGTCCAAACGGGCACCCATGAGGTGCCATCCTCCAAGCCTTGGTAATACACTTCACTTTGCAAGAATCCATCAACACTCATGAACTCAGCTTTGTCTTGGTACAATTCCGACCAATAATAACCTGCACTAGAATGGTGATTCTTCATCTCATCCCACGCTTGTACAGATGTGAGCTCTGATGAGCCACACATGATCGGATAATATTGATAATACATAAATCTAACAGCCTGCAACCACGCCCTCTGATTTGGGGGAACTATCTGTGGTTTAGCATACTTCATAACTGATCGCAATTCTGCTTTGGGGTTACTCCATCCGTGCAGGTAACCATGTGGAAATGGCATTTGATACGTGTCCAGAAATTGTCTGAAATCCACGTCATACCCCTTCCCAGGTTTACTCCATGTCACTCGAGTTGTTTGCCCCAAATACAAGAACGCTCCACTATCAAAAAGTTTATTATATTCTAACATTGATTCTACTGTTGGTTGTTGGAAGTCCGTATTTTCTTTCAACAGAGGTTTTCCAACATAAGCCTCTGCCAACCGCAGCCGATCCTGGATCGACTGTACGGGCGGACTTATAAGTTTTTCTGGCGACCCACCACAGACTGAACAAAGTCAGCTGTGATAAGGCGACCACGGTTCGCTGGCATTCCATTTGCCTGCGCACCAATGAGATGAAGTGCTACCACCTTCCCGTACTCATCAAGAACGGGTGCCGAGCAGAAACCATCATCAGTTGGACATGTATACTGCAACTCATTATCCATAACTGCAGTTACCACACCCGGATACACGCCTTTTCCAATCGGGCGTGCAACACTGAGGACAGCCCCCACTTTAGGTGGCATACCAATTTGAAAATGAGGAGTAGCAATTTGTGGCACTGTGAACGTGACAAGATCCTCCCATACACCATTAGGCTTCGCCCGGAATATGGTTTTTCTGTCAACTTCATACTCAACAGCCTTACCATCTTTCTGAATCTCCACAGCCACACTCATGATTTCAGTGCTCAACCGTCCCGTATCTGGCAATGGAACACGCGCATCACTTGATCTTTGGACCAAAGAGTGAAACGCTGCCCACCAAAAACCGCACATTGGAATACAATCCACTTCCTGCACAGTACCATCACGGAAACCAACTTTGAACGATCCTACTTTCTTTTGCGCTTCCTCACCGACACCAACACGACCGACCATCATCTCACGTTCAGTCTGCTTTGGTAATTGCTTCAAACCAAGTGCTCTCTTAGGAGCGTGATATAAACCACACTCCCCTGCACACTTTGTGTCAACACACTTTGGTTTGAAACCATTTGGACATTTACCCCACTGATGATCACCATCACACTTAGGGGCACGACATGGATCACCATACCTCTTCTGCCAATTCGGACACTTGTTTTTCTCATGACTAGCATCACAATTCGGAGTACGACATTTCACTGTCCACTCTTTACGCACTTTAGTTTTAACCTCAGGTGCGCGGATCGATGCTTGAGCTGGAAGTTGTGCTTGTAACGCAGATACCAACTCTTCCAACTTCTTTTCCGTCTTCTCGGACTTAGGTTGGACTTTGGCATCCCGCACAGGCTCATCACCATCTTCATAGTGAACCCGTTGACCTCTCGAGTTAAATGATGAAACGCCCTCTGCCTCATTAATTCCCAAATAATCATCAACAAACTGCTTCGTGGTTTTATCCTTCAAAGGATCATTTCCCATCAAAAGCGGCGCGTCAGGATCACTTCCATTGAAGTTAAAGCTAGCGCCATGTCGACTCATTGAGTAATCAACACGATAATCATCGTAATCAGAGCGGTCTTCAAACCACGGAACGTCACCATCTTCAAATGTTGTGACCCGCCCGTGATCATCATAAGTGACCCAATCAGTCTTGTTCTTCCCTTTACGGACGAACTTCACAATCTTCCCACGTTTCTTACCACCTTTCTCACGCCTTGTCCCAGATATGACCTGTTTTGGACTAACAATAATCGAAGCTTTCTCCTTTATATAAGAAGGAACTTGATCAAGTTTATCCTCAGGGCCCATCACCAGAGCAAACGCATCAGGCAGATCCTCACGCGAGAAAATGCGAAAAGCAATGTCATCATCATCAGACGCAAATACGATATACCATTGATCGAGCGCAGCATTTCGCCACACAGTTGCTGTTTTTATTCCAGCCTCTCGACACATAGCTTGTCGTTTTCGTCTCATCAAGACAATGACCATCAACAGCGTTAATATGATAACCACACCAGTGGCAGCCACTTTCTTCTTGTGGTTTTTAATCCCATCAATCAACGACTGTACCATAGATCGGTCACCTAAAGTGACACCTTGATCTAGGATTTCCTCTGCTTGAACATCAGGAGGAGGCTCAACCCCTTCCTTCTGTAACTTTGAAGACAAGAACTCATCAACTCGTTGCAGATCATCAGTAACCACTGACAAATCTGCTCCAAAGAAATTAGCTAACATCAGGCCCGCTTTACACGAGCCCAAAGCCATACCAATCCCAGCTGATATCCCACCATACGCTCTCAGCGCAGCATGCCAACCAACTAAGGCTGAACCTGCCACACCAAAAAGTGCTGCGAGATTTCTCATTGCCCACTCAAGATCATCAAACTCTCGTGTCAATGCCCCTGTCCTCAAATTGCGGAGAAAAGTCTCACGACTCACCTCCGACTTCCGTCGTGTTTGTTTTTGCTGCATAATTGCTTTCACAATCAGCATAGCAACGGCCGCAACAAGCGCACCAAGACCCGTCACAATCGCCAATACTTCCATAGTATTAAGCGAATGGATAGCATTCTTAAGCGCCTCCTTAGCCATTGCCGGAACATCTTTTGCAGCTCCAACAGCTTGCTCCCACACATACTTACGCATACGTGGAACAACGAAACTCCTCACCAAAATAGTGAGAAAACACGCACCCATAGCAACGCCTACTGCGAATTGCGCCATGAATGGAGAAAAAATAGCCGGCGCTATCGTCTGAACCGCAAATAAATGCGGACCAAATGACAACACTGACTCACCAGCCAACAACTTAGAGAAAAAACTCTGAGA